CGGGCTACTCATCAAGCGGGCTCCAGCTCACCCGCGAGCATTGCGCTCTGGGTCAGGGCGTGCTGCCTTAATGCACAGGCACCCTGACTAGAGCTTGGTGGTGTGGATTGAACTGCACACCTGCAGTCTCGCGGCATTGTTCCAAGATCAACATAGTAAACACGGGCAAGGCAAGCCCCTGCATCAACACTGGCTACCCTGTCCCAAGCGGGATGGGCGAGCTTCTCGCCGGCATTTGCTTTTTCTATTTCAGCAAACATAGCAGCCGCGTCAGCCTCACTGATGCTGTAGCGGTCACAAGTTTGAGCAAAACCGTCGGGGTGAGGCTGCAATGGAGCCTCCAGTGTGATTTTATGTTCACGCGTCTCTTCCTCCGCCCGTCTATACCAAGCGTCCTTGGCTGCGAAGGTTTTATTGCGATCTATCAGTGCCTGAGCGAAATGGCAATGGCCGGCGTCACATTCCGCACCGATCAAGACGCCTCTAAGCCAAGCAAGGCGCCTTTTACGGGGAACTTCTGGCACAAAGCAACAAAATTGCTTCGCGGCCAGCCTGCCAAGCGTGGGCGCCAAAACTGGGTAGCTTCGGTCCACCGCGCTCAAGAACCTCCTTTGTAAGAAGGTGGCATGATGTAAATCTTGGATTGAATGCCACTTGGCTTCGACTTTGAAACCGGCAGCCTCGAAACAATGCACAACAGCGGGGAATCCCTCACCTGACCATTGCTTCTCCATCGCCCAATACACCACGCGCGCCGAAATGTCGGTAGCTGATGCAGAGGTAATGGAGTCACCGCTGGCCGTGGTTCCTACCACTGTCGCATGCAACTCAAAATTGAAATGCTTGTCTCTAAGCCGCTTTGCGTAGGTCCTTTCCTTGATGTTTTTCTTATACCAAGCGACGCCTAAATCGCCAGGCATTAACATCCCAAGAAAGTTCACTACAAGCCTTAGCCAAGTGATGCTTACGTGCGCATCCATGCGAGATATGTCAATGGATGTCCAGTAGGTACCATCACCCTCGGGTGTAGCCACCAGCAAAACATCATCACCACTCACAGCCGCAAACCAGCGACCTGGGGTCATGCAAGCACGAATCCCCTGGTCAATTCTGGCTGAGAGCTCATCTGCATTAAGCCCTCCTGCGTACAATAACGGCACGTAATCGCCGTCGTACATCATTTTGACTGCATCGAGATACATCTTCCCCACGGGTGCCGTGAGGAGACGCGTCTCAATTTTGGGTGACGAAACATTTCGCGGATCCGCCCCGCTCGCCACCAGTGGAGTGCTATCTAGCCAGAAACAAGGTTCCGACATGATTTGTTGCTTCTCACTGGCAGGGGGGTCTGTTGAGATGATTAGGACCTTTTCGTTGTCCTTCACCTGCGGAGTGTAGCTGTCTCGAGGGGAGGCCCATCTGCCGCTGTCGTACGATGCCTGGTACTCGCGCCTTTTCGCCCCCTCAAAGCAGTCCGGTATGTCGGCTACAGTGAGGTGGCTCCTCACCTGGGCATCTCTCACAATGGAAAAGTCCGGGAGGGGGGGCATTGAGTTCCAGATTTCATTGACGACCTCGGCATCAGGGACTGGACACTTCCTGACACACAATTGTCTTCTCCTCACTGCTTGCGTCAAGGTTACTGGACACGTATGAAACCTGGTGACGACCGTGTTCCTTAGTCCAGTTCCCACCTGCTCGACGCCAGTCGACGCTTGAAACACCGTGCAAATAGGCTGGTGAGAAATATCGCATTCCGCATCCTCCCTTATGGGCTTCAGCTCGCTGTGGGTGCACATTGAAGCAACAAGAACTGCGTCCCTATTAACAAGTGCATCCCCAACTGAAGTGAAAGGACTGGTTTGCTTTCTCTGCCTACTTGCAATTCTCTGCCACACCTGGTCGATCACTACAAGCCCGAAGACGAGGAGGAGAGCCAGAAGCGGTGGAGACGCACAGCTAGAAGCGGTTGCACCAAAGATGCAAGACAGGTTCCACATGAAGTGGGACACAATGGCCAGAGGCAAGGGTATGCTCCCGAAAGAAACATGCAGCATGGCTCTCCTGAAAATCTTTCCAGGATCTCTCTCTCCCCGAATCCAGGATTCAACTAATGCAAAACCAATGCAAAACAAGGTTTTGGACCTGGCCCCAAAGTTTTCGCCAACACTATGTTTTGCCAACTCCTCGACCGCTGCGCAGATCGAGAACTGCACAAACAATCTTGAGGTGAAGACATCCCTAAGGCTGACTTTACGATGGAAGGCCCATTTGCAAAAGCTAGAAAAGAGAGTAGCACCCATCGATCCCAACACTGCGCTGCTGTGCAACACGGATGTGACTGCTGGATGGGTTACTGAACCATACAATGCGCTCAGAGTCTGGAGCGGGTTGGTGAAAAGATGGGTCCAATAGATACGCAAGCGCATCTGGTTGAAACCACTCCCCACTTCCTCCACAGCCTCTGCAACATCCCCGTTCTCACCCTGGGCTATGGCGAACGCAACGCGCTCAACCGCCTCAAGGGAACCGCGCTGCATTGCGCTGCGCAGGATCTGCTTGGACTTCTCGTTAACTCTGTACGCTTCCCCTCGCCCACTGGCTAGTGTGAGAAAGGTGTTAACTTGGAGTTCAGATGCATCGCCAAAAATTCTCTCAGCTCGCCAGTGCTTGGATCCACATGCCGCAGGCACGGGATCGGCCCACCACTTGTTGAGGTGAGACCAGTAGACGCCTTCTTCGGCGACCTCTACAATCACTGATTTACCTGCGACGTTGATCCTCATCGAATCAACCGTCTCACCAGCATAGTCGACATAGGTATCGACACCGCAGCTGGTGTACTCGATCGCGCCTGCATAGACGGCGTGAAACCGGGACAGCTTGGCCATCTCTTTT